GAAGTGCGAGCGTAACAGCAAAATCATAAACACAGGAGGTAACTGGCATGGCTTACGCAGATTATAAATTCTATACAGAATCATTCGGCAATGTCGTGCCAGAAGCTGACTTTCCACGACTGGCAGAAAGAGCCAGTGATTTTGTGGACACAATGACGTTTGATAGACTGGTGGATGGGCTGCCAACAAATGAACGCTCACAGAAGCGCATCAAAAAGGCAGTTTGTTCATTAGCTGAATTAATGTATCAGATTGAACTTGCTGAGAAGAACGCAATCAATCAGGCTTCGACAAATCTTACCGACACAAATGTCGGGAACATCAAAGCCGGTGCAGTAACCTCTGTATCCTCCGGCAGTGAATCCATTTCCTACGCCACACCTCAGCAGATTGGAGCGAGTGCAAAGGAATGGAGTGCGGTATATGCCGCCGCCGGAGATGCACAGAAAACGAACGACTTGCTTCTTAAGACAGCTTTGCCGCTTCTGATGGGAGTAAGGACGGATGATGGAATACCAATATTGTATGCAGGAGTGTGATAGAAATGATGGAATTAAAACAGACTGTTGAAATGATGAATAGTGCAGATTACAAGGAACGCTTTAAGGCAGAGTATATGCAGGTGGTTATTCGATATAAGAAACTTGCGAATATGCTTGAAAAATGGGATAAAGGAGAACTCCCATTTACTCCTACTTGTCCGAGAAGTACTTACAATATGCAGGTAAGAGCAATGACGGATTATATTGCAGTTCTGGAAGCAAGGGCAGTTATGGAAAATGTGAATCTGGAGGACTAAGCTATGGACATTTCAACATTAGGCTCATGTATAGCAATCGTTATGATTTGCTACATCGTAGGAATGGGCTGTAAAGCATCAAAAAGAATCTCTGATGAATGGATTCCAGTGATCATGGCGGTTATTGGTGGCATTCTCGGAGCTGTCGGGATGGGAGTTATCCCGGACTTCCCGGCAACGGATTATATCACAGCGGTTGCGGTCGGTATGTTTAACGGATTATCGGCTACTGGCGTGAATCAGATTATTAAGCAGACAACGCAGAAAGAATAATATTAAGGAGAGGGTATCATGTACGAAAAAACGGTGACGATTTTTGACTATTACGAATCAGCCACGACAGGAGATGCGTACTGGTATCCTCACGTGCTATCCGGCGTTGATCTCATTACGGACAAGGGAGCAATCCTTAAAAAGTACGGACCAGACGCAACTGACAACGCACAGTTGCACGTTCGTTATGCTGTTCAGAACGGTGATATAACCATTACCGATAAAGATGGCAAGATTCTCCCATGGGTGCCTTCGAAGGAGTGGAAAAGGCAGATTAACAATGCTCTGGAAGATACTATCACATTCTCGGACGAATCATTCTTTTGGGAGGGTGAATGGACTGGTGGAGCAGTAACTGATGGTGATTATCGAAACGGATTCTACCAGTACATGAACGAGAACAAGGATAACGTGTTTAAGGTTACCAGTGTAGGCGGTCCGTACACACTGATTCCACACTTTGAGATTTTGGGTAAGTGATATGAGTAAAATTCATCATTTCAAAGGATTCTCCATAGTCGATGGAGATATGAAAATCAAACTGAATATGGACAGGTTCTCAAGGCAGTATCAAGAAGCCCAGTATCTCCTTGATGGAATGGTTATGGACAGTATGGTGCCGTTTATGCCGATGATTACAGGGGACTTTATCAACCGAACAAGAGTTGAGAGTACATCCTTACAAGGAACTGGGAAAGTATGCGCGGCGGCGGCTCCTTATGGACGTTTTCTGTACGAGGGGAAAGGAATGGTTGATGAAGCAACTGGAAGTCCCTACGCAAGACGTGGAGCAAAGAAAGTTCTCGTTAGTCAGTTTTCTGGTCGGACAGCCGCAAAGGAAAATCTTGAATACACCAAACAGGCTCACCCACGGGCACAGGCAAAGTGGTTTGATGCCGCTAAACGGCAATATGGTGACACATGGGTTCGCAAAGTAAAAGCACAGGCAGGAGGTGGCAGACATGGCGGATAAACCTATCGGTAAAGATGCAACTGGATATGAGATTCTGACAGATGCCATGAAAGCACTTCTGAACCAGTATCCAGGGCTATATGAAAATGAAACAATCAAATTTGAGGAACTTGGCAAGGAATCAGGAATTGCGTTCTCGGCAGATAACGGTGCCTTGATTTATTCAGAAAAAGAAGACGTTTGCGGAACAATGCATCAGGTATGCCAGTACCCATTTTATGTAGTATACCGTACAGCATCCGACAAGGAACGACAGAAGCTATCTGTTCAGAAGTTTCTTGACAATCTCGGTAAATGGATATGCCGAGAACCAGTTATCATAAATGGCTCTGAGACACGTTTAAATGCGTTTCCTGAGCTTTCTCAGGGGCGAGTGATAAAACGTATCACCCGTGATAATTCCTATGGTTTAGAACCACAGGAGAGTGGTGTACAGGATTGGTTATTACCATTATCGGTACGCTACGAAAACACTTATGAAGTAATATAACGTAACAACCGGCTATCAATTAGAGATAGTCGCTAACCTACACAGCCTTTTTAAAATGATAGGCAGAAAGGACATTTCTATGCCAGTAACAGGAAAAATTGATCGTAAATATATGGCTCATTACATTGATTCTGGTTCTCTTTGTGGAGGACTGACACCAAAATATGAGCGTCTTGGAAAAGATCTGGAAGAGTACAATATTGACCTCAACCCGGATACTGAAACATCTAAGAATATTCTTGGAGAATCCACATTTAAACATAATGGCTACGAAGCTTCTTCTGACGCTGATCCGTTCTATGCAGACACCACATCAGACCTGTTTGAAAAGCTTCAGCAGATCGTAGATGAACGCCTTAAAGATGATAATCTAAAAACAAGTGCAGTTGAAGTACACCTCTGGAAAGAAGCAACAGCCGGTAAATACGAAGCATACAAGCAGGATTGTCATGTTGTGCCGACTTCCTACGGCGGTGATACATCCGGCTATCAGATTCCGTTTACCGTCAATTATACCGGCGAACGAGTAAAAGGAAAATTTGATATCAGTTCCGGCACATTTACAGCTGACAGCGAATAATTTTTAGGAGGATATAGAAAATGGCAAAAACAATTAATACAAACATTGATGATGGATTTCTTCTTTTCACATTCACAAACAAACAGGGTGAAGTGTTCTCTTCATTTAAGCTGAACCCTACCGACATTAACGTTGCAGCAAGAGCGGAAGAATTGGAAACTTTCTTTGAGCAGGCTCAGGAATCTGTTAAAAATGTTTCTTCCAGCAAAGAGATGGCTGAGATTAATAAGCAGATTGAGGACAAAATCAATTATATGCTCGGATATGAAGCATCTAAGGATTTATTTAAAGAACCAATTACCGCAACAACTGTTTTTGGAAATGGTCAGGTATTCGCTTATATCGTCCTTGACAAAATCAATGAAGCACTTACTCCAGAGATTGAAAAGAGAAAGAAAAAAATGCAGGAAGTGGTCAATAAGTACACGGAGAAGTATACAAAATGACCGCCTATGAGTTGCCCACCTCACTAAATATCAGTGGGGTGGATTTTTCTATCAGAACGGATTTTCGAGTAATTATTGACATTCTGGTCGCCATGAATGACCCAGAATTGGACGAACAGGCGAAAGCTGTTGTTATGTTACAGATTCTATTTGAGGACTGGCAAAGTATACCCCCAGAACATCTTACAGAAGCTTGTCAGAAAGCTTGCGAGTTTATCGACTGCGGTCAAATTGATGATAGTCCGAATAAGCCAAAACCCCGCTTGATGGACTGGGAGCAGGACGGAGATATGATCGTTCCGGCGGTAAACAAGGTTGCCGGCAAAGAAATCAGAGCAGTGCCTTATATGCACTGGTGGACGTTTTTCGGATACTTTATGGAGTCTGGCGAGTGCTTGTTCAACACGGTCGTTGGAATCCGTTCAAAAAAAGCAAAGGGTGAAAAGCTCGATAAATGGGAAAAGAAATTCTATCAGGAAAACAAGAACATTATTGATATAAAAACACGTCTCAGCGAAGAAGAGCAAGCGTACAAGAATGCGCTGAATGAGATGTTGAACCTCAAATAGTTAGGAGGTGGACGCATGGCTGCTGATGGCTCAGTCATTATTGATACCAGAATGGACACATCAGGCGTGCAAAACGGTGTATCAGCAATCAGACAGTCTTTTAACGGACTTGGCAGCGTAGTAAAAAAAATAGGCATACTGATTGGCGGAGCATTCGCAATTGGGAAACTGGCCCAGTTTGGGAAAGAGTGCGTAGAACTTGGCTCTAATCTGGCAGAAGTGCAGAACGTGGTTGATGTTACATTTACAACCATGTCTGATAAGGTAAACGAATTTGCGAAGAACGCCATGACCTCAGCCGGACTGTCAGAAACGATGGCGAAACAATATGTTGGTACATTCGGAGCAATGTCTAAGTCGTTCGGATTTTCAGAACAGCAGGCTTATGATATGTCAACGGCTCTGACACAGCTAACTGGTGATGTGGCATCATTTTACAACATTAGTCAGGACTTGGCTTATATAAAACTGAAGTCAGTTTTTACAGGAGAAACGGAAACACTTAAAGACTTGGGTTAACAATTAGCTCCCTTACACAGCAATGTGTATTGAATAACATGGTGAACGAAGAAATCTTCGGTGTGTTGCTTTATGAGCAATGCTAACGGTAAAAGCCTAAAATTATTTAAAAAACTTGTGGTTATGACACCTATATGATATAATATTTATAGGAGGTGATTTCCATGAGTGAAGAAATTTGGAAAGATATTAACGGCTACGAAGGTCTGTATCAAGTAAGCAATCTGGGAAGAATAAAAAGTCTTGAGCGTAGATGCAAGGCAAAATGGTATACAAGAAAAGTACCAGAGAAAATTTATTCTCCTGCGCTTGATACTTACGGTTATCCAATAGTCTCTTTGCATAAAGACGGCAAAAAGAAAACAATTACAATTCATAAATTGGTTGCAAATGCTTTTCTTGAAAAGCCGGACGGTTGCAATTCTATTAATCACATTGACGAAAACAAGCAGAATAATTGCGTTGAAAATCTTGAATGGTGTACTGTTCAAGAAAACAATGCTTATGGAACGAGAGTAGAACGATTAAGAAAAACTCAGCAAAGAGCGGTTCTACAATGTGATTTAGATGGAAATGTAATTAGAGAATGGGAGGGGATGAACTTCCTTTGTAGAGAAACAGGATATGACCAAGGCTTAATATCTAAAGTATGCAATAATGTTCACAGACATCGTACTGCATATGGATTCAAATGGAAATTTAAATAATCATGGCAATACCGTGCTAAGCATCGAAGAGTCTCAATAAGAGGCTCTTTTTTGATGAAAGTGTAACGACTATTCCGTAAGGAAGTAGGTTTAGGGTGAAATTCCCTATTCCGAAGTGCCATGCATCCTATTTGGATGAAGAGATAGTCTACTCCCCTAATAAATATCGGGAAACCGAGGGTATAAAGGGTCGTTATGACACAAAGCGCGCTTGACCAGTACGCACTTGCAAACGGCTATGGCAAAACCACATCTGCCATGACTGAACAGGAGAAAGTGGCCCTCCGTTTGGCTTTTGTGCAGAAACAGCTATCTGCCGCATCCGGTGATTTCATTCGAACATCTGGCTCATGGGCAAACCAGGTACGAGTGATGCAGTTACAGCTGCAATCTCTCAAGGCAACAGTCGGACAGGGATTAATCAATCTCTTCACTCCCGTTTTGAGAGTTATTAATATCTTGCTCGGTAAGTTAGCAACTCTGGCAAATGCCTTCAAGTCATTTACGGAATTAATCACCGGAAAGAAATCATCTGGCCAGACAGGCGCAAGTGGTGCAGGTCTTGTCGGAACAGATGCAATAGCTGATACGGCAGACCAATATGGAGATGCTGCCAACAATGCCGAAAAGCTGGCAGATGCGACAAATGATACAGCAGATGCAACTAAGAAAGCTACTAAGGCGGCAAAAGGATATCTTAGTCCTCTTGACGAAATAAATAATTACTCAACGGATAAAAGCACAGATTCATCGTCAAAAGTACCGGGCGCAACCGGCGGACTTGCAGATCAGATGAAAGATGCTGTACAAAATGTTGATTATGGAAAATTGGCAGAGGGTGAGACAGTTCTTGATAAAATGTCAAAACCGCTAAAAAAGATAATCGACAGATTTAAACAGTTGGCTAAGTTAATCGCAAAAGGATTCTGGGATGGATTAGGAGATTACGAACCAATTCTTGACGGAATAAAAAAGGATCTCGATTCCATATGGAAATCTTTAAAGGATATCTTTACTGATTCAGAAGTTACTAAAACAGCAAATAATTTTCTTGATTCATTTGCATATGCAATTGGACAAGTTGCCGGTTCATTTGCCAGAATCGGATTAACAATTGCGCAAAACATTATAGGCGGAATTGAAAAGTTTTTAAAGCAGAACACGCAAAGAATAAAGAACTATCTGATAGATATGTTCAACATCGGCGCTGAAATTTCACAAATCGCAGGAAATCTTGCAGTTGCTTTCGCTGATGTTTTCTCAGTTTTAGGTGGAGAAACTGCGCAACAGATCACAGCAGATTTAATCGGAATCTTTGCTGAAATCGGAATGGTTCTTACGGAAACGGCTGCAAAACTTGGCAGAGACATCCTTAACATGATTGCGCAGCCTTTTATCGACAACAAGGACATTTTAAAGTCAGCAATCGAGGGTAGTCTCGGAGCAATAGAAACCGTAACAAGCGGCGTCTTAACAGTTGTTCAAAACCTTAGCGACGCAATATCAAGGTTATACGATGAACACGTAAAGCCGCTCTTTGATTCTATAGCAAATGGACTATCAAGCATATTTGGAACTCTGATAACTGGATATAACACGTACGTTCTTCCTGTTTTTCAAGGACTAGCAGAACAAATCAAAGGGCTATTAGAGGGACCATTAGGGGACGCAATTTTAAAAATAGAGACTTTCCTCGGTAAACTTATTGATTCCCTGAAACTTCTGTGGGAATCGGTGTTAGTGCCTTTAATTAACTGGATAATTGCGAATTTGCTTCCAGTTATGGCGGAAGTAATTAACGTTGTAGGCACCGTAGCAATAAAAGTCATAAAATCATTAATTAAAATAATTGGTGATGTAGCAGACACTCTGAGCGGAATCATTGATTTCCTTGTAGGCGTTTTCACAGGAGACTGGGAACTGGCTTGGCAGGGAATAAAAGAGATTGCGGATGGAACATGGAATTTTATCAAAGATGTTGTGTCGGGTGCGTGGGAGATAATTAAAACCGTAACAAAAGGCGCGTTGAGCATAATAAAGAGCATCATCAGCACTGCTTGGAATGCGATTAAAGCATTGACTTCAACAATCTGGAACGCAATCAAAAAGACACTTTCTGGCCTTTGGAACTCTCTTAAATCCACAGCCAGCACAGTATTTAATGCAATTAAAACTAAAGTTGTAGGCGTATGGGACAGCGTAAAGAACAAGACATCCCGAACATGGGAAAGCGTAGCTACGTTCGTATCTAATAAAGTAGAAGCGATAAAAAATGCTATCACTAATAAGTTTAATGCCGCCAGAGATGCAGTCAAATCTGCGTTTGAAGGCATTGTGGATTTTATTAAAGCTCCGATTAATCAGGCAATCAGCATTGTTAATAATGCAGTTGGAATGATTAATAATGCAATTGGTGGAATTGAATCTGCGTTCTCCTTTGGGCCCTGGACTGTTCCAACACCGTTTGGTTCAAAGACTATTGGATTTCATGCGACATTTCCACGTATCGGAACTATCCCATATCTGGCCAGTGGCGCAGTTATTCCGCCAAGGTCAGAATTCCTTGCGGTATTAGGTGACCAGAAGAAAGGAAATAACCTGGAAGCACCGGAAAGCCTGTTGCGCCAGATTGTCCGGGAAGAATCAGGGAAAGGACAGGGAGACGGAAACACCTACAATGTTACAGTCAATGCATCTGGCAGAAAATTGTTAGATATTATTATCAGTGAAGCTGAAATGAGAAGAAATCGAAACGGGAAGAACCCATTTGAGTTAGCATAAGGAGGAGAATATGGCGCAGGAACAATTCAAAATAGACAATGTTGTTATAAGAGCACCGGATAGTTACAAACCGGTGTTCGCAACCACTTCTACAGAAGACTCTAAAAGAAGTCAGGATTTAATCATGCACAATACACCAATGGGAACGATTGGTGGGTATGATATGCAATGGGGCGAACTTACGTGGACTGAAATAGCAACCATACTAAATGCTGTACTTAACAAAAGTCAATTTACATTCCACCATAAAGACCCAACTGTTCCGGGAAGATGGATAGACAGAACATTCTACGCATCAAATTTTAACATGGCTGCGCAAACTCTGAAAGACGGGGAAGAAAAGTGGACAGATTTGTCTATCAATGTAAGGAGGATTGAGCCGATTTGATAAATGTATCTACTCAGTTAAAGAAAGAATCTCTTACAAACAGAAATTATTACGTGACAGCAAATGTTACATTGTCAAATGGCACAACTCTTAAATTAGGCAAAAAAGACTTTTACTTGTCTGGAAATAGTCTTGTAGATTCAGCAGACTCTGGGGACTTCCCAGTGGGTGTAGCAATAGAAAAAACGGCAAGCTTATCATTAGTAAATGATGACGGACGCTTTGACGGATATAACTTTAACGCTGCAAGGTTTGTTGTCTTTCTCAATGTGCAGTTATCCGACAGGATTGAAACTATAAAAAGAGGTACTTACATTGTATCGAAAAAACCTGCGACAGCGAGTGAAATAAGTCTTTCTCTCTTAGATAAAATGCACAACGCTGATAAGACATATGATTCTAACCTGTCTTTTCCTTGTACAGTCAAGGAACTGCTCTCAGAATGCTGTCAGCAATGTGGAATCACTCTTGGAGATGCAATGTTCCCAAATGCGGACTTCCAGATTCAGAAAGCGCCATCTAATGCAACATACCGTACAGTAATCGGAATGTGTGCCGGAATAGCCGGTGGAAATGCAAGAATCGACGAAAATGACTTACTCAGGATTATTACGTTTGATAAGACATTTACCAATACGGCTATTTACGATGGTGGAGCAGTAAAAAATTGGACAAATGGTGATGATCTGGATGGTGGCACGCTTAATCCGTGGATAACAGGGACTGTGATTGATGGTGGTACGTTAAATAATAACGATTATCACGCGTTATTTTCGATTCAGAATCTACAATATGATGTAGACGATGTTATTGTAACAGGCGTCAAATACGTAGAAGATGAGACCGAATATATGTCGGGTCAGGACGGCTATGTGATTACTATTGACAATCAGCTATTGTCAGGAAATGCACAGGCAGGAGTCGAAGCTATTGGAAATCAATTAATCGGTTTGCGAATGCGTCCTTTCTCATGCGACGGAATCGCCAACGGATACGCCACTTTCGGCGATCCGGTCGAATTTATTGATACAAAGAATCGTGTCTTTAGATCGTTTGTGACAGATATAGAGTTTGTGTTCGGCGGTTCAACATCATGGAGCTGTAGCGCAAAGAGTGCTGAAGAAGATGCAAGCGAGTTTATTGGTGAGCAGCAGGCAGCGGTAGAGCAAGCAAAAAAAGACGCAGAGAAAAAGCTATCTGTATATGACGTAAAGCTCAAGCAAATGAATGAGCTTGCAGCGAACACCCTTGGATTCTACTATACAGAAGAAGCTCAGGAAGACGGCTCGACGGTATCATATCGTCACGACAAGCCTACACTTGCTGATTCTAAAGTAATTTATAAGACAGGTGTCGATGGATTCTTTTTGTCAGTAGATGGAGGTCAGACTTGGAAAGCAGGCTTTGACAGTAATGGGGATGCTGTTCTGAACATCCTGTATGCTATTGGAATCCAATCAGAATGGATTAACACGAGAGGATTTACAGCGAAAGACAATAACGGGAATACGACATTAAGAGTAGATGCCGACACAGGTGCTGTTACATTAGAAGTTGAAAACTTTACGCTAAAAAGTAGAACTATTGAACAGATCGCCAAGGATGTTGTGGATGGGACAGTTCAAAATAATGTGACTATCCCGAACTATTATGGCACGTATGTACCAACATTGCAGAACTATCCGGCATCTGAGTGGAAAAGTGAAGAATATAAAAAACATGACGGCTCGATTTTCATGAACTTCTCTACAAGCCAGGTATATATGTTTTCTGGAACTGTTGGCGCTTGGCAGGAACTGGACGCTGAAAAAATTGTCAATTTTGAAAGAGTTTTTAACGCTTTAACGGATAACGGTAAGCAAGAGGGAATTTATATGCAGAACGGACATCTGTATATAAATGCTTCCTATATTAAGTCCGGACAGATTTCAGCTGATTTGATTAATCTGAAGAACATCAACGTTACAAACAGTTCTGGAGTATCAACATTTGCGATTGATAACTACGGAAATGTTACGCTCAGACCTAATACATTCGTGTTAGCAAACGGCGACACAATATATAGTGTTGCGGAAGATAAAGCTTCGACAGCGTTATCGAATGCGAATCGCTATACAGACAATGCACTTAGTGATCTCGACATAGGGAAAATGTCAAAACAAGAGATTATTGATGTGTTAAGCGATAACAGCAGTAATAAAGGTCTGTATCTATCGAATGGTAATGTGTACATGAATGCCGATTATATTAACACAGGTGAATTAGCAGGATGGAAAGTTGGAATTAAAAAGCTTTCAGCAAGTGGCGCGTATGGAGAAGTAACGCTAGATGCTTCAACTGGAGAGATCTATTCAGAGACGAATACAGGAATATATGTACCGGGGTACGGGACATTGTATGGAACGCGTATTAGAGGAATCAATCTTTATACAGGAACCGTACATGCAAGTTCAGCCTCGTTTAATAAAAGCGTTTCGGCGAGCAGCGTTTCGGCAGACAGTGTTTCGGCATCAAAAAAAGTTACAGCAGGTACACATATAGAAGCCAGTGGCCATTTCTATAGCATCGGAACGGGAACAGACCTTGCAGATTTAAGTGTCCGAGGAACAAAGAAAAGAATCCTTCCAACAAAAAACTATGGTACGCAGGCATTTTATTGTTATGAAATGGCGTCCCCCATGTTCGGAGACATCGGAGAAGCATCCGTATCGGAAGACGGCACATGCCTGATAGACATAGATGATATATTCCAAGAATCTACCAATGTAAGGATTGAATATTATGTGTTTTTACAAAAGGAAGGAGATGGAGATTGTTGGGTAGATAAAAAAGAGCAGACATATTTCACTGTAAAAGGTACTCCGGGGCTTAAATTTGCATTTGAAATCAAAGCGCGGCAGGCTGACTATGAACACATGCGTTTTGCTGACGCAAGCGAAACAGCCTACGACAGGGCAATAGACACAGACATGCCAGAACCAGACTACAGTGAAAGCCTTGAAGTATCAGAACCAGATTATGAAAAAGAACTTCTTAATAACAGGGAAAAAATTATTGACGAAATGGGGAAAATATCATGAAAAAAATTTTAACAAGTTTTATGAATCTTAGTACTGGAGAGGGAAGCCGCATTGCTTACACCTATTCAGAAGTAGACGAAAACACAGGAAGTATCATCAGCCAGAACAATAAAGGCAATTTCCTTGTAATGGATGACGATGTACAGAAAAATCTTGATTCTGTAAAGAATTATATAAAAAACAATTTCCTTTCATAAGGAGGTAAGTCTAATATGGCTGATACATATACTATACAATTCCGGCGCGGCATGTACACTGATTTTGACACGTCAAAAATTCGCCCGGGGGAACCTGTTGCAATCCTTGGTAATGACCCGTCCGTTCCATCCGGTAAAGCCTTATACATTGCGTTTGCAGCTAATGATGTAAGACGGTTGTGTTCCATTGAGGATATTTCAGAGATGGTTAATGCCGGAGAATTTGTTGGTCCACAAGGACCCAAAGGTGAAAAAGGAGAGCGAGGAGAAAAAGGCGCAGAGGGTCCTACTGGTCCACAGGGTCCAAAAGGTGAAAAAGGAGATAAAGGTGACCCGGGAGAAAAGGGCGTGGATGGCACCGTAGCATTTGAATCGCTGACACCTGAGCAGAAAGAATCGCTAAGGGGCATCTCTATCACGGCGGTTAGTATCGACACAAATGGAAATTTGACAATAACATTTTCAGATGGCGATAGTGAAAATGTTGGAAATATTATAGGGCCTCAAGGGCCGCAGGGTCCAAAAGGTGATAAAGGAGATGTCGGACCAGTGGGTCCGCAGGGTCCACGAGGAGAAAAAGGTGAGCAAGGAAATGATGGAACATCTCTTAATATCCTTGGCACAAAAGAATCTGAGGCAGACCTCCCCCTGAGTGCAGAGAAGAACGACGCGTATTTAATAAATGGAGAAATGTGGGTTTTTGACGGCACGAATTGGAACAATGCTGGCAAGATTCAAGGGCCGCAAGGTCCACAGGGACCAGTTGGTCCGCAAGGGCCAAAGGGTGACCCAGGGCCGCAGGGCATAAAAGGAGACCCAGGAGAAAAAGGAGAGCAAGGAGCGCAGGGTCTAAAAGGCGATACTGGGCCGCAAGGTGAACAAGGCCCAGTTGGCCCAAAAGGTGAGCAGGGAGATACTGGCGCGCGAGGAATCACATTTACTCCTGTTGTAGACAGCAAAGGAAATATAAGCTGGAGTAATGACGGAGGACTTGAAAACCCCCAGACAGTAAATATTACCGGGCCGAAAGGTGATACAGGCGCAAAAGGAGATGTTGGACCACAAGGAGAAAAGGGAGAGACTGGAGATGCCGGGCCTAAAGGAGACAAGGGCACTACATTCGTGCCAGACGTAGACACCGACGGAAATTTGAGCTGGAGTAATGCTGATGGAGTTGCCAATCCTGAAACAGTAAACATCAAAGGTCCTAAGGGAGACAAAGGAAGTGATGCGACTGTCCCGATTGCTACAACCGAAACTCTTGGTAAGGTCAAACCTGATGGCAAGACAACATTCATAGATGCAGACGGAACACTCCACGCAAAAGGCGGTGGCACAACCGTCACTCCCAAACCCGTAAACAATCCAAGTATTGAGAACGCAAACGCATCTGTCACGATCAAGTGGCAAGACCCTGAAAACACAGTAATCAATGGTTCAACATTCTCTACATGGGCTGGTACAAAACTTGTAATGAAAAAAACAGGTTATCCTGCAAACCCAGATGACGGAACGCTTGTGGTTGATAATACAGTTCGTGACAAATACAAAACCGCAGGATATACAGTCACAGGGCTGACAAATGGCAAGAAATATTACTTCGCACTGTTCCCATATTCTACCGATGGCGTATACAACTACGATGCAGGAAACAGACTCCTCGGAGAGCCAGAGGATTTAAAGATTGTCGCATTTGCTGATGGAACAGATGCGGAAATTGAAAAGATGATTGAAGCACATTACGCAGGTAAAATCAACATTGGTGATTATTGGGCGGTTGGTGACAAGAGAACAATCCATCACAACGCAATGGCTGCAACGGGCGTAAGTGAGTCGCACAAAGCGAATGATTACATTTATGTAATTATCGGAATCGAACATGATGACTTAGTGACTGCTATCAATGGCAAGACTAAAGCTGCTATTACAATTCAGACAGAACGTACGTTGTATTTAGACACTACGACAGAATATAACGCCTCCTATAATGCATCACATGAATGTGGTTATATGAACAGTTCAAACACGAATAGCGGTGGTTGGGGGTACTGCGATAGGCATACATGGTGCAATAATGTGTACAAGAAATGTTTACCTACTTATATTCAGAATATGATGAAACAAGTTAGAAAACTGACTTCGGAAGGTAGCCAAAGTAACACAATTAAAACATCTAACGACTATGCGTTTTTACCTTCTGAAATTGAGATTTTTGGCAGTGTAACGTATTCTTACGCAGGCGAAGGAAAGCAATATCAGTATTTTAAGAATGCGACTGCAAACAGATATAAGAAACCACGTTATAGTAGTACCTATGTATCTGGCCAGTATTGGACACGTTCGCCTTACTCTAGCGGCAGCGATTCCTTCTGTGGTGTGGGCAGAGGCGGGGGTGCGAACGCCGACAGTGCCAGTAACACTGGTGGCATTGCCCCTTGCTTATGTATCTAAAATCCTAGCAAATTAACGAATTATTTATAGCCGAATGGCTAAGAACAGGAGGTGCATATGGATAAAAAAGAAATTACAAATATCTACAAAGCAATTAACAGAGTTTCAAACAGACTGAATGACATGTCTGAAAAGTTGGATTTTGTCATGCAGATGCTTAATACAGAATCTAATCGCAAGATTCTAATTAATGGTGATGGGATTGATGGTCTGGCTGAACTTGTATCAACACATGATTCGGCACTTGATGAACTGGCTACATTAGTTGCGACAATTGGAGGTGAGAATAATGGTTAAATTCTTTGAAGAAAGAGTTATCAACGGATTAAAGAAATGGATGGATGTTCCTGAGCTGTGGAACGCAAAGGTGATTAAGAAACTTAAAGAGGACGGTTATGTGCTGAATGAGGATGGGACGGTAGAAAAAGCAAGCTTGCTACAGTAAAACATAATATATACAGCAAAATCTAGGAGGTTTCTTACATGACAGATAAACAAAAAGCAGTTCTCAGAAAGATTATTTATGCAGTCGAAACCGGTGGACAGGTTTACGGACAGCAGGATTATTCGGACTTCACAGAAGCTTACACCAATTCTTCTGAAGAACACGCAATTACAATCGGGGCAGGTCAGTGGTACGGAATCGAAGCAAAAACACTTCTGGAACGAATTTACGATGCTGACCCGGAACAGTGGGAGAAGATAGACAAGGTCAGACTTTTGGAGCAGGTCCAGACCGCAAACTGGGAATGTTTTAATATTTCCAGGGTATCACAGCTCGCAGATGCTATAGTTGCTCTTATTTCGTCCGATTTAGGCGTTAAATGCCAAGATAGCCTTATGGATGAACAATTAGCCACCTACGCAGACGAAGCCCTTAAGCAGGGCGTTACGGATGCTAGAGCGCAAGCTATGTGTGTGAACTTTAGGCACCAAGGCGGACAAGGGGCGGTAACGAGAATTTTGGCAAAGACTCAGAAACCATATACGCTCGATAATCTCTATACAGCCTGCCAGACGGACACAGGGAATCAGGTAGGAACATATAAGGACAGGCAGAGATTTGTTTATAACGCATTAAAGACATATTTTCCAGAAAGCGAGGAAACAGGCATGAACGCAATTGATAAATTAATCCAGATCGCAAAGAATGAAACCGGATATCTTGAAAAGGCAAGTAATAGTCAGCTTGATAGTAAGACAGCAAATGCCGGAGAAAATAATTACACAAAATACTGGCGAGATATTAAACCGGATTACCAAGGACAGCCATGGTGCGCAGCGTTTGTTTCGTGGTGCATGATGAAAGCATTCGGCTTAGACACAGCAAAGAAGCTTTTAAAACACTGGCCATACGTTTACTGCCCGACAATGGCAGATTTGTTTACTTTGAACAGCAATCCAAAAGTTGGAGATATTGTTATTTTTTATCGAAATGGCACATTTACACACACTGGAATCGTAATAAAGGTATCAGGAGATCGGTTCTGGACAGTCGAAGGAAACACTTCTAGTAGCTCTGCAATTATCGCAAATGGCGGTGGTGTATGCCAAAAAAGTTACTATAACAGCAACCTTCCCGGAACAAAATTCTGCACTCCAAACTATAACTTAGTGAAGAATGCAACACCAGTTTCAGATACGGCCAAAAAGCAGAACACTAGAGCCTACATTGCGCAGATTAAAAAAGACACAAAATGTTATACAAAATCAAACAAAAACAGCCCGTCAAAGATGTTCCCAAAACTGAAAAAAGGTGCAGTTGTAGAGGTAATGAAGTACACAGAAACCGACAGTTCAGGGTTGAAATGGTACTTCATCCGGATCCCGCATCCGACAGAAGGGTTTGTTTTTGAATTTGTTCCAAAAGGAACATTCACCAGAATCACAGGAATTTCTAAATGATTGTCCCGGGGAATTAACCCCGGGAGTTTTATCTTTAAACATATTTAGCATCACTTCGGAAGTTTTAGACTGTTATCGTTAGTCACACGTTAGTCACAAACAAAAATATTGTTTCCTAATATAATAGTGCCCAAAATACTGTATTTACAGGCATTTGCACATTCTTCTAAATTTCATTTATTAGTCACAATCAATAAAATTAGAATAATGAAAATGAAATGTGGGAAATCCTTGTTAAATCGCTGAAAACGTTGATTTTAATAGGGTTTCCAGCATTTCGATAATGATATTTCGGTTGTTTTAGAAAGATTAAAATGGGTTCCGTTAGTCACAGTTAGTCACAAATGGAACTTTTATCTTTTCTATTTCTGTCCGAAGTTCTTCCAGTGTCCTATGTCCATATACCGCGTTTGTAACATCTCCACCAAAGGAGTGGCCAAGCATTCGTTTTCGGTCATTCTCCCGGACGCCGTATTTTTCGCACAGGGCTGAAAAGGTGTGTCGACAATCATGCGGCGTGTGTTTCGGATTACCGACTATTCCTAAACGTTCCAGTGTAGGATAGAACAGTGCTTTTCTGTGATGTTGCTGAGTATATACACATAGTTTCCCATCTTGTGCCAGTACTTTCTGTTCGACAAAATGGTATACAGCAGGATGTATCGGAACAATTCTATTTTTACCAGCTTTTGTTTTGATTCCGCCTTGAAAGTATTTCTCTTCCAGGTTGGTTGTAAGTTTTAACACTTCGCCAATTCTCCAACCAGAATAACACATAATAAGAATGAGCTGCGCTTCCGGGTCGTCGGCATTATTCCATAAAGTTTGTAGCTCCTGATCAGAAAATGGTGTTCCGTGTTCGGTGTCATTATCAGCATTGACATGGACATATAACGCCTTATTTTCCGTTACAATTTCTGAGTAAACCGCATATTTGTACATCTGCTTGAATAGAGTTAAAATAGCCATCTGGCTTTGCTTTTTCAGCTTGCAATCATCAATAACCTTTTGCATATCAGGAGCCTTTAAATCTTCGAATATGCGATTGTGCAGAACGGTGCAGTTCGTGTAAGCCGTCCGATATGCTTCCTTTGAACTGTATGACAGTTTTGTCCCATTTGGGAACTTCCACGCATAAAACTGTTTATATACCTCTGAGAACGTCAATTTCTTGATTTCCGGGTGCTTATCCTCTACACCCTTGATTGTATTGTAGTCGGCAATCAAGCGGCTTATAAGAGTGTCTATGTCGGTTGTGGGGGATACCTCAAGAGTCCGCTCCATGCCTGGTTGATACGTGCCGGCTTTGTAAGCTGTCAGGACAGTAAAGCCTTTTATCCAGTCATCCACGTAGCAGATCGCCGGCGGACGTTTTAGCTTGCCAGTATCGTCCGGTGTAGCTGGTGGATGCACTGCGAAACAGTTTCTCCGGTTCTTGCCAAGATACCGGATAGAGCCGAAGTTATTTGGCAACTTTGGATATTTCTTTCTTTTCTTCGCCATTTTTATTCCTCTTTTCTTATAGCTGTTTTTAGGTATAAAAATAACAGCCGAACAAATTTTCTGTCTTGTTCGACTGCTCCGAAGATGATACAATATGTCTTGCCAGAATATAGCATCTCTCCGGAGATGTATAAACGCCGTCCCGGTACGCCAATGCCGGGGCGGTTTTTTTATTTAATTATGTGATTTCCAATTTGATCTCATTATAATTCCAACAATCCAATATATTCCGCCAGAACAAGCACCCAATATTAAAATCCAAAACCAGCTTAGATACCATGGTATTTTCCGTTTTATATACGGCGCACCTGAACTTGCTGCTGAGGACGCAGAGGAAGATGCAGAATTGTTAATGATAATGTCTCTGTTGTTAGAAGTCAACTGCTCTACTTGTTTTCCGCACTTAGGACACACTACGCAGTCGTCGTCAATAAGTTCTCCGCAGTGCTTACAATATTTTTTCTTTTCATTCATGATAAACACCCTCCTGATATGTTTTCGCCACGCTTCGCACTTTTTATGCGGATTATGTATTTTGTACCGCTGATTTTGCAATATTATGTAAAGTACGGTTATTCGTGGTATTTTTATTTTATCATTTTAAGAGCATATTGTAAAGATTTAGAACGAAATAGAGTGATTTAGATGAATAAGAAATGTTTTTTTTTATAAAATAGCGAGAGTTCATGTATATCATTGGCAGTTGCCAAGAGTCGGAATAGGTGGTATAATAGCAAAAACGAACTAATGTTCGGTTCTATTTTCCACAGCCGGACATATACTGTAATGTAGGTGGTAGTTGCGACAGGGAGGGTTATTTATGGATTATAAGAAAGAAATTATTGAACTAATAGAAAACTGTGATAATATTCATTGGCTAAAAACGATATATGCATACATAAAAAGATTAATAGGATAACAAAGAAAAAGACAAGGGTTTGCGCATTGCCCTTGTCTTTCTTTTTTTACTTATTGGAAATCATGTCAATCAGCTCTTCGAGTTTGTCCCATCCATCATCGTCCAATCTGGCTAATGCAGATACAAGACGGTGTCTAAATGAATCTTCGCCGGATTTCTGTATGTCTGCGAGCATTTCTGCAATTTCTTCATCTTTGCTCTTTGGAATAAACATACTTCCCTTTCCTGTTCTGAGCCATTCTTCACTCACTCCATTATTTGCCAACATTATTACATGCTGATCTGTTACTTTCCTACGCCCTGATTCAATATCAGAAACGCCAGACTTTGTAATTCCAAGAAGTTCGCCGAATTTCTCTTGACTTAGATTCATTGCTTTGCGCAATTCTTTTATTCTGTCATTCATAATATCCTCCTTTCATTTAATACTATACCACCTCTGTGCGGAAATGTAAAGAAGAAAAGTTCGCAAACCGAACAAAAAACTGTTGACAAGGTTCTTTATGCGTGATATTATATACGCATACCGAACAAGGAGGTGAAAACAACGAGCCAAATAAAAAAGTTTTTCCACTGGTACTTTTTTGAGCCAAGGAAAACATTACTGGAATGGTTCATGGCAAAATTCCCAAACTTTCCATTATATGTATCAATAGCATCTTTGCTGCTGATAATGTTTCGCTCAGAAATGGAATCTTGCATACGTCATATCCGGCAAATAGGGCAACAATTGATATTACTGTTGGGATTACAAATCTAATTCGTTCTTTACGCTTGATTCGAAAGTACATTTTGCAATTTCGGTTCACGGTATAAACTCCGTGATCTCGGTCAAGCAGACCTAGGCGGTTCAGATAGTCTAGTGTCTGGTATCTAAAGAAACGATTAGATTTGATAATCGGCAACAAGTAGAGAGTTATTCGCTCACTAAAGGATAACTCAATGTTAGAAAAGTCAATATTTTTCATTTTAATCTCCTCTCATAGGAGAGTATATCACAAGAAAGGAGTGAGTACATGTCTGAAAAAGAAAAAAGAATCATTGAAAAGCTGAAAAACGCGATTCCTAATATGTCAGAATTTGACAAGGGATACATTCTTGGTAAGACGGAAAGTTTTTCTGAGAAGAAAGACGATTCCGATCAGAAAGAAAGTAAGAAAGGAGCATAGATGGACGCATTACAATTTAACAAAGCCGTCAGCCAACACTGCAAAGAATCTGGTGGAGACTGTTGCAAATGTGACCTACGGCTTTACTGTTACCTATCGCCAAGTGAGCGACCGGATGAGTTAGTGAGCCTGGTTATTGATTTTTTGCATAACCACATTGAAAACCATGGTCATTATACCCATCACAGTGCGGCTTCATTTCCGTGTATTGATGATATGGACATGAGCACCGCAGTAGGCGGCGACTGTTACCAGAAACCTCATACTCTTCATAAACAGTCACATGTTTGTGAATCTTGTGGCAGTGATACAGTCGAGTGATTGTTTCAACCATATAATTCCCCTTTCGTTATACTTGGCATGTCGGTGCCTGTAAATGCATTATAGGTAGGGGGGAAAGGAAATACAATAGGTGATAAATAATGGGAGCAAATAATTTTACACATTTTACCGGAAAGAAATCTCCATTCAAAACTCAAAAGAGAAAGAAGAAATCAAAGGTAAAAAAAAATCATAAAAACAAATATGAAAGGAGCATGAAATGAGCGAAGTTGATACTTACATCAAAGAAAATGCAGAAATTCATCAGTTCGCTGCAGAGGTCGCAAGAATCATATCAGGAATCCCACAGATGCCGGAGTTCTCATCAGAGAATATGACCGTAGCCGATGCGAGTCAACTGATCGGACTTCCTATTACAGCAATCCGAGCAGGGATTGTGTATGGATGGTTGCCGATTGGCGTAGCTGTGCAGAATAACAAGCCAGCAAAAAGCCTTTCCGGTGGCCGAATCACATACATCATAAGCCCTAGGAAAGTCTATGAAGTAACCGGTCATGTCTGGAAAGGCAAAGAGGCTCTCAATAAGTGAGTGCCCCGGAGGGAGCTGGAACCTCCACCCCGGAGCTTTGCACCACTAAAACACCTTAGTGGATAGATACATTATAGTTCTCTATCTGCTAATTGTAAAGACAAATAAGAAAAAATAAGGAGAAATTAGCTAGATATGAGTGAAATTAAAAACGAAAATCAGCCAACATGGGCTGATATCGAAGTAGCACTTGCGACTGAAATTGTCGAAGAAAGCAAGAAAAAGTCAAAAAGATGGTTCACTGCATGGATTGTGACAGTCGCCGCACTGGTGGCAAGCAACCTTGCGTGGATTGCAGGAGAAATGAAATAAAATGAAAGAGTATATGCTAATTGCTGTTTGTATGCTTGCCGGGAAATATGTGGATGTGCCTATCTGGCTGAACATCTTTTTCGGTATCTCGGCAACATGGGCGGTACGCCAGATGAAAGCAGACTGGTAAGAAATAAGGAGGATAAGAAGATGTTTGAGAAAGAGATTGATGAAATTTATGAACTTTGTAAAAGAGTTGTGAACGAAGTTCCGGCAGCAAATATCACCTTTGATTTTTCGGGCTACGGTTTGGGAGTAAGAGGGGTTAAAAGGGAAGAAGATGTTCTCCTTCTCAAAGACAAATTTAAATGGGATTTGTACCAAAACGTATCTTTTAACCCATTTTATGAGAAAGAAAGTCGTGAAAGTCTCAGAATAATCAAAGCTTTCTTGTTGGAACTTCTGATAGATGGGAAGTGTCCAAATGAGTAAGCAAATAGCGATTATGAAACTTCTTCCCAGCCTGGAGATAGCAGGATGTATCAACGAACTGCTCAGAGAGCTTCAGTCCAGAGGTGATTACATTCTGGACTATGAGAACTGTGACATGTCTCTAGACCATGTGGAGTACCACAAAGCTGAAGATATTGATGGAGAGAAGTCCGGGGACGCTTCGGATAACCTGTACTGCTTTTTCAAGGTGGTGTGAACATGGATGAGAGAATTAATGAGGTTCTGAGATTGATTGATATACAGCTTGCCACAGTCCCGGATAATCCCATTGAAGAATCATACAAGGCAAGAACATTGGCAAGTTACGTACAAGCCTTAAATGGGCTTTTAACGGCTCAGAAATCATATAAGGAGGAAAGTATCAGTGAGTGAATTTGAAATCCGTATTCCGGCAAGAAAGAAACAGCCAGCAACTGATAAGGACAACCCGGTCGTGAAAGTTTCGCCAGAAGCATACAACGCACTGGTTGAAATCTATAACGAATCAACCATTTCTATGAAGGATATCGCGAGTTTGCTGATTGTTGAGGGCAGCAAGCATGTGGTTTATGACAAGGAGGAATAGTAATGGCAACACCCGTATTAATTATTGGAAAATCTGGTTCTGGCAAGAGCACCAGTCTTAGAAACTGCCAGAATGAACATTGGAATCTTATTAGAGTATTGAATAAACCGCTTCCGTTTAAAGGAAAGATTGACGGATGGTTTACAGATGATTACCAACAGGTAATGAAGTGTCTGATCGCATCAAAAGCGGAGTCAATTGTGATTGATGATGCAGGATATCTTATTACGAATCATTTCATGAAGGGACACGCTTCTGCCGGAAAAGGCAATGCAGTGTTCGCTCTGTACAATGATATTGGAGACTATTTCTGGAATCTTATCCAGTTCATTGTAACAAAAGTACCGCAGAATAAAATTGTTTACCTTATGATGCATGAGGAAAAAGATGACTCCGGGGAAGTAAAGCCTAAGACAATTGGTAAGCTTCTGGACGAAAAAGTTTGCATCGAGGGCATGTTTACCATCGTTCTTCGATGCATCGAAGAGAGTGGAAAGCACTTATTTGTCACTCAGTCCAGTCAGGGAGCGGTAAGTAAGTCCCCGATCGGGATGTTTGACAGTTTAACTATTGATAACGACCTTGCAGAAGTTGACAAGGTTATCAGAGATTATTATGAATTAGGAGGAACAGACAATGCAGAAACCAAATAATTACGATACTACACAGGCAGCAGGAGAATTTGAACCAATTAAGCTTGGTGGTCATAAGATGGTAATTAAGCAGATATCAGAGAAAAAAACACAGGGTGGACTCGATATGCTCGTTATCTTGTTTGATTTCGCAGAAGGAGACGAACAGGCCGGCTATTTCATGAAACAGTTTGAGAACGATATCCGTCCAGACAAGAAATATCCGAATGCAGGTACTAATTACATGGTTATTGATGAGGGTGTAGATTATGGTGTCCGTAACCTTAAAACATTTATCACATGCGTAGAAAAATCAAATCCGGGATTTGCCGTTAAGTGGGGCGATAACTTCGGGCAGCAGTTTAAAGGAAAGCTGATCGGTGGAATCTTCCGTCTTGAAAAAGACTGGTACGATAACAAAGAAGTAAAACGTCACAAGCTTGCATGGTTCCGAAGTATTGAGGGAATTAAGGATGCAGATATCCCAGAAGAGCGTACCACAAAAGCCTATGACGATCATCTGAAAGAAGAAGCTATCATGGGAGCAAATCCGTCAGGTACGGACTTTATGAGTATTCCAGACAGCGTGGCAGATGATGTCCTTCCGTTCAATTAAAAGGATGTGTTTTTAATGGTTATACAAGCAGACACAAGAGAACACAAAAAGGAATGGGAACGGATTCAAAAACAGTTTGATGACCTTGGAGTGCAGTATTTCAGATCAAAGTTATATTGTGGAGATTATCAGTCGCTTGACAACGCAAAGCTCTGTATTGACCGTAAGAAGGATTTACAAGAGCTTTGTGGAAATGTCTGTCAACAACATGAAAGATTCAAGGCAGAACTTATCAGGGCACGTGAAGCCGGTATTCAGCTGATTATCCTATGTGAGCATGGACCAGATATTAAATCAGTTGGCGATGTGTATTTTTGGGAGAACCCAAGGAAACACAAAGTTATCTGGAGGACGATAAACGGCAAAAAAGTAAAGACTGTAATCTCTGACAAGGCTGTTGATGGCTGCCAGTTGTATAAATCTCTCTGCACAATCAGAGATAGATACGGAGTCCGATTTGAATTCTGCACGAAAGAAGAAACTGGGCGGCGGATCGTGGAGCTGCTGTCATGACTAAGGGAGAAATCAAACAGTCAGTAAAAATGCCAGAAATTCTCTCCAGGTACGGGCTAAGGCCGAATAGAGCAGGATTTATATGTTGCCCTTTTCACAAGGAAAAGTCAGCGTCCTGCAAAATCTACGATGATTCCTTTTACTGTTTCGGCTGTGGAACTGGCGGTGATGTGTTTGATTTTGTGATGCAATACGAATCCGTCCCTTTTAGTACGGCGTTTATTGAGCTGGGTGGCACTTATATATCAAAAAAAGGTAAAAGCCGCAACCAGATCAGACATGAAATGCGAGATATTAAATCAAAAAAACACAACCCTGTTCAGGATCCTAATGAGATTGAGCAGGTAGAAAAGAACATACTTATGTACGAAACAGCACTAAAAACGTTCCCTCCTGATTCAGAAGAGTGGTATATGTGCCAGTTTAATCTTGAGAAAGAAAAAAGCAGATACGAAATGTTATCAGCTAAGTCAGGAGGTGAGAAAAATTCTTGAAAATATTGAAAACTTACAGGCACAAGACTTTATGGAAAAGCAGTTGTATGAAGAGCTTTTTTCAGTAAAAAGTAAAATTGACCGCTCAGAAATCAAGTTTAAGCTGATGGACCGGGCAAAAAGTGTGAAAGCGAAGCATATAGCAGAAGAGTTCATAAAGGAATTCCAGAAAGCAGAACAGGAAAAGGAAAAAGAAGAAAAAGTAAATCGTTCTATGCAGTTAGTTGAAAACATCACAAACTTTTATCCTGATTCTGTTGATAAGGAATATCCTAACATGGCTTGTGGTAGCTGGATAGCTACAGAGAACGGAATATTTTCCTCTGAAACATCTAAGGCAAGAGAACTTGTATGTCACCACCCGATCATGCCGATACGTCGTCTAAAAAACATCGAGACAGGAGAGGAACAGATCACGGTGGCTTTTAAAAGGGATGGATATTGGACAGAAATAACTGTTCCAAAAATTGACATTGTGACTTCCAGGGCAATAACTAATCTTGCAAGGTTCGGGGTGCAGGTCAACTCAGAGAATGCAAGGCTTCTCGTAAAGTATCTGGCGGATGTTGAAATGTACAATGCCGATATGATCGACATACAGCACTCTACAAGCAAACTGGGGTGGCATGGTAATACATTTGTCCCTTACGACCTTTCAATCGTTTTTGACGGTGAATACCGCTTTAAAACGCTATTCCAAAGTATACAGGAAAGTGGAGACTACTTCAAGTGGGTGACTCTGGCTAAGCAGCTACGATCATGCGGACGATTGGAACCGCGAATAGCACTGGCAGCATCTTTTGCGAGTGTTCTTATACAGCCGCTTGATGCGCTACCGTTCATCGTAGATTTCTATGGGCAGACAGGAGGCGGAAAGACGGTAACAATCAATATAGCGGCATCGGTTTGGGGGAATCCGGCACCGGGAGCCTACGTTGGGAATTTTCGTTCAACAGATACATCATTGGAGACAAGGGCAGATATGCTCAATAACTTTCCGATGATTCTGGACGACTCGAAGAATGCTTCTCAGTATATCCGGGATAACTACGAAACATTGATTTACAATCTCTGTTCTGGCAAAGGAAAAGCACGTTCAAATAAGGACCTCGGAGCAGCTAAGGAAAATACATGGAGTAATGTGACTATTTGCAACGGTGAGAACCCTATTTCGGAATTTGCAGATTCCGGCGGAGCTATCAACAGAATTATTGAAATTGAATGTTGTGAGGATATTTACGAGAATCCAGCAGAGATTAACGGCATTGTCGTGAAGAACTACGGCTTTGCTGGAAGAGTGTTCGTTGGAAATCTCAAACAGTTCACATCGGATGATCTGAAAGAAATGAAAGCCGAAATTGAGAAAGGTTTTGACGGATATGACTTTCCAGCAAAGCAGGTAATGGCAATATCTACACTTCTGCTGGCTGACAAATTAGCTACAGATTTCATATTTAAGGATGGACGTGAGCTGACGGTCGAGGACGTTGTAGACATACCTACACGCAAGAAAGATGTATCAGAAGGTCAGAGATGCTATGAATTCATTCTTGAAAGTCTCTCAGTGTACGGACAGCACTTTGATGCGCAATTTAGCTGTGATCAGTGGGGATTCAAGGAAACGCCAGATGAATATGGAGATGTATATGTATATTTTTATCCGAAACCTCTTGAAAACCTTTTGAAGAACAATGGATTCTCCAGAAAAGCCTTTTCGGCCTGGGCGATTAATCGAGAGTTAATCAAGCACACAGGAAAAAGAGATACGGTACTAAAAAGAGACGGTGGAAGTGTAATGAGGCTTATTGCGGTAAAGATTGTTGATATAAAAAGTCTTGAAAACGAGCAAGAAAATGAGGTTATTGAAACTGGTTTTCTGCCAGCTGATGCCGAAACAAATGTTCCGTTTTCGTAATTTGTAACCATGTAACCGTTGTAACACGAAAAAAAACATCCTATAGGAGAAAGTTTGAGAGTGTATAAAAAACATATACTCTAGTGATTCTCCTATATAAAAACCTTGGTTACATTGGTTACACGGTTACACACCTCTGAAGCCCACATAAAATAAGGGTTTGTGGCGTAACCAGTGGATTAAAAAAGCCGGTTACACACGGGTTACAAAATTAAAAAGTATATGCAATTAGATTTATTATAACAAAATTAACTGAATATTGCAAAAATATTCAGTTAACATAATTATTACAAGGAGTGGTTACAAAATGAAAAAAGACGATCTCAATAAAAAGCAAAGATATGCATTAGATACAATGCTGTCTGGCAGTAATGTTTTTCTGACAGGTGACGCAGGAACAGGCAAGACAACGGTTATCCAAACGTTCATCGATGAGGCGGAAAAAGCTGGTAAAAATATTCTGGTATCCGCCACTACTGGAATTGCAGCGGATAATATCGGATATGGGGCAACTACCGTACACCGAGCATTGAATATTTCAATTAAATTTGAGGACTATAAGAAAAAGGTGAAATCCAGAGCTGAACTTCTGAAAGAAGCAGATGTTCTTATCATTGATGAAATCAGCATGTGCCGGTTCGATTTGTTCAATATGATTGCAAAGACAATTATCACGGAGAATGAAGAGAGAGCAGTTGACAGACTTCTGATCGGAGAGGACAAAGAAGACATTCAGTTAATCGTGATAGGTGATTTCTACCAGCTTCCGCCAGTTATTACGACAGACGATCGAAAAATTCTCTGTCGGATGTATGGATCTGATTATGGAAAGGGTGGAAAGTATGAACATGGATATGCTTTCATGTCTGAATACTGGAAAGAAATGGGATTTGAATATATCAAACTTGATGAGGTATGCAGGCAGAATGATGAGGGATTTAAGTATGTGCTGAATGATATTAAATATGGCAACAATATTAGAAAATCCATTGCATATCTGGAGAACAACGAATCAGACAAAGTTATACCGGAAGCGCCGTTCTTGGTTGGCACTAATGCAGAAGCTGACAGAATTAACAATACTTTCCTTGGCAAGTTGGATAAAAAGACCGAAAAAGTGTTTCATGCAGCAGTTGACGGCGAGCTAACATCTGCCGATATTAAGAACATTGCATTTGCCAGAGAGGACTTAATTCTTAACATCGGTGCAAAAGTGATGATTACAGTCAATGATTTGTCTGGAAACTACGTTAATGGAACGATTGGCATCATTCAGAAAATTGTGGAAAACGGAGAATTTGAAGAATCTTATCTGGTTATCAAGACTGATAAGGGCAAAACAGTTAGCTTATATAGATACAATAAAGACATTGAGAAACAGGTTATTGAGGAATCCGAACAAGAAAAGGATGGTCGGAAGATCGTGAAAGAGAAGATTGTCCGTAAGAAAGTAGGCTCTTTCTCTCAGTTCCCGGTAAAACTTGCCTGGGCAATCAGCATTCATAAATCACAGGGACAGACATTTGAAAAAATCAACATTGACCCTTGCTGTTGGGATCCTGGACAGTTCTATGTGGCTGTTTCCCGGGCTAAATCAGCTAACGGCATACATTTTATCAGACCGATAAAACAGAGCTATATAAAGGCGTTTAGCAAGGATAACGAGCGACTTCTTGAACAGAGTTTTGAGGTAGAAGAAGGTGCGTAAGTATGAGAGTGACGCATGAGCAGATACCGAACACCATAAAGTTTTTACAGATTGACTTTCCGGCACTGGTCCTCCAGACTGCCGGAATTGAGGCAAAAGATGAATACTGGCAGCAGGTAGTTGAACAGATCCATGTTGTATCTGAAAAATATAACAAAAATGGATTTGTAGATCACATGCTTGTTGCTTATTCGAATTATCTTTCCAAGATGTTTAATAAGGCAAAAGAATTGGAAAAGGAGAATCAAAATGCCGTACAACACAAAGAATAGATACGAACAGGGACAGGCTCTCAGAAAAGAAATATATATGTATATCGTCAGTTATATTAAACTGGTTGGATATGCACCGTCGGTCAGCGAGATTTGCGAGAAGGTAGACGCAAGCAGAGCTACCATCTGGAGACATTTAAACCAGCTTATTGATGATGGGTTGCTTAAAACAGCACACCCAAGTACTGATAGAGCCTATGCTCCGACAGGATACGGGTTCGGAAAGGTGAAGAAATGAACAAAATGCGTGAATATGAACGTGGCAGGGAAGATGGTCTTGACCTTGCTAGACGAATCACCAGAGAGGGCGGCCTTGAAGCCCTCGAAAAGGAATGCAGATTCAGGGGAGTAACAGGAATACATACTTCCCTGGCAAGAAAGGACCTGGACAAAGCATCTGAGAAGATCAAGCAGCTTGTATCTGAATGCTGCGTGATCATGGCGATAGCTGTTCTGCATGATGAATTTGGATTTGGTCAGAAAAGATGCCAGAAGTTCATGGCAGGCATGAACAAAGCTTCAGACTATATCGACCAGGGCTTAGCTGAATGGATTGATTATGTGCAGGCTATCAAGGAAGAACTGGGAATTGAATTAAGCTTTTCAGGAGAAATAAAAAGACATGCAGAATAACGGACAGGTAGCATTTGGATAGGAAATCATGGAGGACTGCACAATAGCGTGTCAGTTACTCACATGGGGAAAGTGAGGATGGAAATGAAAAATAATAATTACACTTCATTTTTCAAAATGAAGCCAAAGAAAGTAGAAAGATACATTCGTTGCAGAAAATGTGGTGGAAACATGGAATGGAGCATGGACTTTACACCACAAATCAAATGCCCGAAGTGCGGATATACTGTATATCCAAAACCTTATGAGCCAGATTGTATCAAACTGCCAGAAACATTGGAAGAATATTTTGAATTATATGAGAAAGTGAGGATGAAAAATGTTAATCAGAAGTCAGAATAAGGAAGTTTTAGTTGCATTTGAATTTTTACCCGATATCGAAGTTTCGGGTGGAGTAATAAGCGCAAGAAGAGATATGGGATGGTGTTGCTTGCTCGGAGAATATTCCACCAAAGCAAAAGCCATGAAAGTACTGGATATGATTCAGGAAGCTTATAGTGAATATCAAATCATGTTGAATTTCAGTGTAAGTTATCTTCACGAATTTAAAGAAAAAACAGATGGATTTGCTATCTTTCAGATGCCAGAAGATTCGGAGGTGGAAGCATGAGCGACAAAAGTAAAATTTACAATTACATAAAAAGAACAATAAATCCTTACGGAAGACCTTTCGAGGGAACTGTATATGAGTTCGGGCTTAAAATTATGGATTTCATCGAAAATATAGATGGTGAGAAAGAAAATGGTTGGATTTCGGTCAGTGAGAGACTGCCGGAAGGTGATACGACGGTTCTTGTATCATGCAAGACCAGAAGGGGAACGACATTCGTTCGTACTGGGTATTGTATAGACGGTTCGTGGCATTTAAACTGTGAAGGCGTCACGGCATGGAAGCCACTTCCAGAACCATATAAGGAGGATTAAGCATGGAAATGTCAATTTTCAAAAAAGACGGCAAAATATACACCAGATTCAAGGTCAGATTGAAAGATTTAAAGTCTTGGAAGGCTTGCCTTAAGTTAAAGTATCGCATTAATACTTCTGAGCCGGTCAAGAAAAACAGCAGATACATTTACTTCGAAAAGGAAGGTGACTGGATTAATGGGATATTGTAAATTATACTGCCCGGATGACGAAACAGAGTGCTGTATTTGCTGTACCAAACAGGATTCTTGCCAGTACAGATGCGATGATATGGACAGCTATGAATATGCGGAGGAGTGCGAAGAATATGAAAATTGACGAATTAGGCTTAGCAATAACAACAAGAACATACAACATACTGTTAAGAGCAGGGATTACTACCACTGAGGAAATCAAAGAAAAATCAGATGATGATCTGAAAAGAATCAGAAATATGTCTGAGAAATGTTACAAAGAGATTAAGCAAGCTGTGTACTGTACGGACTGTAAACGCAGTATCTATGGAGAATATCATGATTGTGACGTCAATATGGAAAGTGGCGGAAGATATCTTCGAGGAGATTGCAAGTGCCATTGTAAAGTATTTATGGAGGAATAAAAAAATGCGCTTAATAGATGCGGACGAATTAATTAAATACATTAAAACTTGGGAGATCGGGACAAGCATTAGTTCCGACCAGAAAGAGTTTATTGATTGCGTCAATGAACAGCTGGCAGCTTTTGATGTGGACAAGGTTGTGGAAACACTTATGAACAGGTTTCGTGTTGTTTCCAATGATGAGGACTTGGAATGGAATAGAGCTATAGACTATGCTATTAAAATCGTGAAAGGTGGTGGAGTTGAATGAGTAGCGCAAGTGTAAGATTTGGAACAAAAGCGTATGTATGCGCAAGGTACTTCCTTAGACCGGGAAAGTGCTTCAAATACATCGACCAGCGTGGCGAGGACATCACGGAACACGTCTATGAGGTCATAGCATTATATCCATATTGTGTATTGTTGAGAGATACCAGAAACGGGGTCAGAACTTGCCCGGGGTATAATACTTTAAGCCTGATGCTGAGAGGAAGTGAAGCGAGTGAGTAAATCAGTATTAGTAATAGATACACCAGAGAATTGCTATGATTGCCCGTTCGGAACTTCATACTGCGGCGAACTTGAATATGTGGGTTATTGTGAATTAGCTGACTGTTTAGACTGCGTTGAAATTCTGATAACAGAAGAACATTATGATTACGAAAGCAAATCAAGACCTGATTGGTGTCCATTGAAGCTGTTACCAGAGAAGAAAAGTACAACTGCACCCGTGAGCAATTACGAAGTGCAGAAAAACTTATTTGCCGACGGTTGGAATGCCTGCTTGAGAGAAATTACAAAAACAAGCGATGAAAATGAGCGATAAAAAGCAAGCGATAAGAGGTGAAGTAGATGGAGAGATTAACAGAAAGAGAAAGAAATGTTGATGGTACAGGAGTTGCAAAAGAAGAAATTACGGATGGATTATTAAAACCGTTTGCGGATAAAATTCTTACGAAACTTGCTGTTTATGAAGACTTAGAAGAACAGGGCTTGCTTGTGAGATTACCGTGTAAGGTTGGAGACACGGTTTGGGTGGTAACATCGCCAATTAATGTGTTTGGTTATGATGAATATGATGGAGATGCGGAATATGAAGTATATGAATCTTTTTTATCAAGCGTATCTTATTATGCGTCTGGAGAACAATTCAGAATTTATGCAAAAGTAACGAATAGTTTTATTGCGGCATACTTTAGAGAATGTGATTTTGGAGAATCTATATTCCTCACCCGCGAAGATGCTGAGAAGAAGTTGGAGGAGATGGAGAAATGAATAATAAACCTACACCAGACATAACGCCAAATCTTGCTATATCAGCATACCACGTACTACGGCAATATTGTACTGGACAGCCAGCGGATTGCAAAGGCTGCGGATTCTACGAACACTGTCCAGAATGTTTTCGAGGCATGCCATGTGACTGGAACTTGAATGAAGAAGGTGAAATAAATGAAGTTAAGAAAGGCAACACTGATTGATTACGGAGTACCGCCGGATGATATACCGACATTACAAAGTCACTTGCGGAATCTTAGTGAAAGCGATAAATACAATCTGTTACAGGTATCTATCAAATATGCACCCGGCATTGAATCACAAATCTATGACAGTATCGTGAACAGCATCGGCTATCGGACAATGGAGAAGATCAGGACGGTTCCTGCGACAGAAAATGACTTCTACGGATACAAACGCAAGGTCATGGCGGAATATTATCATTTAGCCAAACTGATTGGTAGACTTTAAAAAACTTAAAAATTTATAAAAGTGGTAGAGAGCTATGTACGCCCTAGTATGGTATTATAGTATATATAACTATAACTGTGCTAGGGTGTTTTAATTCAGAAAGGATATGATTGGATGTTGATAGGATGGCAAATGAGAAAAATTTAATACCGAATTCTGAACGAACTCCGAGCGAACTCCGAGAAATAACTAAAAAAGGCGGTATTAAGTCGGGAGAAGTACGCCGTCAAAAAAAGACCCTTTCTGAATTAGCAAAAATGATAGCTGAGAATCCCGCCCCGACTGTCGCAAAGAAGAAGCTCACAAAGATGGGAATATCTGATGAGGATGCAAACAACAATGCTTGTATTGTAGCTGCTGTATACGATAAAGCTATCAAAGGAAATATGCAGGCAGTAGACAAATGGGAACAGTTGGTAGCTGTATCAAAATCAGACGAAAGCAAATATGAACTTCCTGCCAGAGTACTTGGTAAGGCATTCGTGGACATTAACCGACAGATTAAGCCCAATATTGAATATGTATTCGAGGGCGGTCGAGGTGGTCTAAAATCCTCATTCGTAGCTTTTAAGATTGTTGAGCTTATCAAGAATAATCCTCAGATGCACGCCTGCATTACAAGACAGGTGGCCGGTACTCTGAAAGATTCTGTATACGCTAACATGAAATGGGCTATCAACGAACTGGGACTGATGGAAGAATTTGAATGCAAGGTTTCGCCACTTGAGATCAAGTATATAAAGACTGGACAGACAATATACTTCCGTGGTCTGGACGATGAAACCAAACTGAAATCCATTAAGCCGGAATTTGGATATATCGGAATCCTCTGGAAGGAAGAAAAAGATCAAATGAAGGGAGATGCTCAGGAACGTTCTGTTAATCAGTCAGTGCTTCGTGGTGGCGATGAATCATATGATTTTTCATCATATAACCCACCAAAATCAAAATCAAACTGGGTAAACAGGATTAAGCTCATACCTAACCCGAAAAGAGTTATTCATCATTCGAGTTATCTGGAAGCCCCGTCGGAGTGGCTCGGACAGAAGTTTATTGACGATGCAGCACATCTGAAAGAAATTAATCCAGAAGCCTATGAACATGAATATCTGGGTGTTCCGAATGGAGACGGTGGAAACGTATTTGAATATCTGGAGATTAGAGATATTACAGATGAAGAAATCAGTCGCATGGACCGTATTTTCGCTGGCGTAGATTATGGATGGTACCCGGACCAGTTCTGCTATCTCCGAACTTATTACGATTCTGCTAGAGAGAAGATATATCTGATTGACGAGCTGTATGTAAATAAATGGAGCAACTCCAAGACCGCTGATTGGATTAAGAAAAAAGGCTATGACGATTATACGATGATATGTGATTCTGCGGAGCCTAAGTCCGTGAATGATTTCCGGGACGCCGGACTTCCTGCCAGAGGAGCAATCAAGGGACCGGGCAGTATCGAGTATGGTTTTAAATTCTTACAAACAAAGACCATAGTCATTGACCCGAAGCGGACACCAAACGCATACAAGGAAATTACGGAATATGAGTACGATCGGGACAAAGAGGGGAATGTAATAAGTGGTTATCCTGACGGAAACGACCATGCAATTTCGGCACTTAGGTATGCTTATGAGCCGTTGTTTAACAGAAGGGGGTACAGCGCATAATGAATAGCAAAGAAATATTCAAATGTTTGGAAATTCTGGACAAATTCCAGTTCTTCCAAGGGCAAAGAGCTGGAAGAGAATTGTGGAATGATAAACCGGCAGAGATACAGGACGAAGATATAAAGAATTTTAATAAAGACATAGAATTTATCAGAAATGTGCTGAAATCAGCTAATTCAGGTGATTAAATGGGACTTATAACAACACTAAAAAGGTGGTTTAACATGATATTCAAAAAACAAGCCGAAGAGGACTTTAACATCCAGGCAGCAGAATTTCCAGAGATGGAATCACTGATTAACCGGTGCGCGAACATTTACAGGGGAGTGCCGGAATGGTTAGATGATAAGAATAATATCAAGACGATTAATTTTGCTAAATCTGTGTGTTCTGAGACTGCCAGACTTGCAACACTGGCGATCGGTATTCAGATCGATGGTTCCGCAAGGGCTACATGGCTACAGGAACAGATTGACAAGGTGTACTTCCAGATTCGGCACTGGGTGGAATATGGATGCGCTTACGGAACGGTGTTCATTAAGCCAAACGGGGAGAGCCTTGACGTATTTACTCCGGCAGATGTGATGATTGTGGATTACGATAATCAGGAAATCAAAGGGATTATATTCAAAGACTCTTATACGGTTGGTAGAAAATACTACACAAGACTTGAATATCACAGGTTTATTGAGACAACAGTGGACGGAGTGACAACTTATCCGTATTATGTTTCTAACAGAGCCTATGTATCAAAATCTCCTCAAAGCATCGGAGACAAGATTGACCTTAAACAGACCAAGTGGGCTGACCTCATGGCAGACACGCCGCCGATTCTCAAGACAAACGGTGAGAAACTGGATGGGCCTCTGTACGGAGTGTTGCGGACACCGCAGGCAAATAACGTGGATATTAACGCACCATTGGGTTTGCCAATATTTGCCGAAGCTATCGAAGAGTTAAAAGACCTCGATATTGCATACAGCAGAAACGTCGGAGAGATTTTTGATTCTCAGAAGATTGTTCTGGCAGATGATAGACTGCTGATGCCAAGCGGTACGCCTGTATCAGCCATGTCACCGCAGGGTATGGAGAACAGACGTAATGAGATGAACTTACCGCACTTTGTCAAGAATGTATTCGGACAAGATGAAAAAGAGTTTTATCAGGAAATAAATCCGATACTCAACACAGATACCCGTATAAGCGGCATAAATGCCCTTTTAAGCCAGTTGGGGTACAAGATTGGATTCTCTAATGGGTATTTCGTATTCAACGAATCTAGCGGCATTCAGACGGCTACAGGAGTAGAAGCGGAACAGCAGAGGACAGTGCAGTTTATTAAAGACGTGCGGGACAAACTGGAATCCTGTCTGGATGAAGTAATCTACGCATTGAACGTTTACGCTGACCTGTACGGGCTTGCCCCCGTCGGAACTTATGAAGTCAATTATGATTTTGGAGATATCCTGTATGTGCGTGAAAACGATCGTGCAAGGTGGTGGCAGTATGTGACTACTGGCAAGGTTCCGGCATGGTTGTATTTCGTGAAGTTTGAAGGAATGACGAAAGATGAGGCGGTATCAATGACAAAAGAAGCAGAAAATACACAATCAAAAGGATTATTTGATGATGAATAAAAAAGAGGGATTTATTTTCCCTCTGAATTAGATTTTAAATAATCAGATATTAATTTTTCGAGAATAGATGCTACGGAACACTTTTCTTTAATTGCAAGAATTTTAATTTGTTCCAATAAATTTTCGTCTATAGTAGTCGTAAATTTAATTTTACTCATTATGACACCTCCTTTAATATGAATATACCATAAATACGTATAGACGTAAAGAATAAAATATGCTATAATATACGTAAATAAGTATATACGTATAAAAGGAGAACGTAATATGAAGAATCAGATAAGATTGCATCTTGAGGGCGAAAGGTATGGAAAACTTGTAGTTGTGGAAGAAGCCGAACCAATTTATAGCAAAACAGGAAAAATGATTCGGAGATGGAAGTGCAAATGTGATTGTGGAAATATCACAATCGTTAGACATGGAGATTTAAGAAATGGAAGTACTGTAAGCTGTGGCTGTTATAACTACGAAAAAGAATCGGCGGTGAAAACCCACGGATATTCTCGTACAAAACTTGGAAATGTTTTTGAGGGAATGAAGCAGAGATGTAATAATCCCAAAAATAAGAACTATGAAAAGTATGGAGGAAGAGGAATAAAAATCTGCACGGAATGGTTAAATGATCCGAAAAAGTTCTTTGACTGGGCTATAAAAAATGGATATAAAGAGGGTTTGTCTATCGACAGGATAGACGTAAATGGAAACTACGAACCAGATAACTGCCGCTGGGCTGACAACGAAACCCAATGTCTAAACCAGAGACTAAGAAAAGACAATAAGACAGGGTATAAGGGCATTTATTATAGTGAGGGAGTGTATAGAGTGCAAATTAGAAGAAACAAGAAGAGATATTACTTTGGATCATATAAAACATTACCCGAAGCAGTAAAAGTGTTAGAAGAAGCGAAAGCAATGGTCAAAGAAGCTCAACCAGATGAGCCAACATTATTCGGAGAGGAGTAAAAAGATGGCAGACAAACCAGTAACAAGGGAAGAAAAATATCTTGCGTACTTGACAGGTGATTATAAAGGCGAACTCCCAAAGCCGATCACGCGAAAAGAAAAGTATTTATACGAATTATGTTTAAAAGGAATAGGCGGGGAGATTCCGCCGGAAGAAATCAAAAACGCAGTAAATGAGTACCTTGAAAAGAATCCAGTCAAACCCGGAGCCACCACAGAACAGGCGCAGCAGATTGAGCAGAATAAGACGGATATTGGTTCACTAAAGGAAGATATAGGTGAGATTTCTAAAAAGCAAGGGTATCTAAGCAGTTATGTCACGGACAGTACTATAAAAATTGATAATGAAATTTATGATGTCACGACTATTATAGATGAACTGTTAAAAAAGGATGTAAAAAAAATAGTAGTAGATGTTGATTGCTATGTTCAGAAATCAATTATTCCGAATAATGGAATAGAAATAGTCGGAAATGGTAAAAGCGTTATTTATTTTGAATCTGGAGATGGATTTAATTTTACAGAGGGTAGCAGCAACACATCCATACATGATTTAATAATAAAGGGATATAACATACAAGATGATGTAAAGGTTAAAGATAACTGGATCATCAACATATCAAGTGATTTACATAATGTCAAATTGTACAACTTGGATATAGAGAGCGGTTATAACGGTATAAAGATAAATGGATGGATAAATAATTATCAAAATATAATTGTTAGTTATTTTAAAGGAATTGGCGTTTATATTGGAAGAAGTGACAACACTTTTAACACTTTTTATATAAACGGTTGCCGAAAAGAGGGTTTATATATTTCATCCAGTAATAACAGAATTGATAATATAAAGATATTATCATGCGGGAAAAATTCTGATTCTTCTTGTTTTTTTAAAGGTAATAGGAATACCATATCGAATGTAGAGATTCAAGATATATATAACAAATGTGCGATATTCGAGGATTTTAATAATAATATATTAAACATTAACTTAGATGGGATAAGAACACACATTACGGACGACGCATCAATCGTGCTTGCTGAATTTGTAAATTGTAGTAGAAATGTTATCAATTTAATTTCATCAAAGTATGGTTCTAGCGTTAATGACTCGTCTAAGGACGATATCATAAGTTTAAATAGCAATTGTAATACCAATTCATTGATATTATCATCATTGAAAGTCGCATTGCAGGATGGTGGAGTGAAAAATAACATAACGGTGTTAAAAAACGATATTGTTAGTTACAATATTGATAAAATTTTGACTCTGGAAGAAAAATACAGTGTAAAAAAACCGACAGTAATCAGATATATTGAGTGTTCTGATATATCCAATGAATATAACGATGCTATGTACGCTTTTAAAAACAGTGGAAATGTTACATATAGCGGACCTAGGTTCACATTGGAAGAAAAACAGAAACTTTTTTGCGTGGTGGTTTTATCTTCAAACACCGCCTATACTGAGCAAACAAAAGCAACTCTTATGTTAACTGATCAACAAGGCAATATAAATAGTACTAAAAGTATCGGAAATCTTGAAAATAACCAAGTTCTTACTTTAATAGGGGCTGATGATGCATCACTTTTTCCATGGGCTGTATTAAATAACGTGATGAATTCAAGTATGATAACAAAAATTAAGTATATAGGTTTTTTTGATTTTAAGAATTATTCTGCCATAATGTCTGATATTATTAATTAGTGAATAGTAACTAAAGAGGGCGGTACTGGTGATAGCAATAGATATGAGGAAATCCCTGTATTTACACAATGTCATTAACTTTAGAAATATTGCTCATTGGAGACATAATTATCATGGGCACTGATAATGTATTTAGAAAGCTGTCATTTAATGAAGGCGGTACTATCTCATGGACAGATGTGTCAGCAGATTATGCTGATTATATCAATTAAAACAAGGAAAAGTATATGGATGAAAATATAGATAATGCTTTTGGAAAAAACGTAAAATTCAAAGGTGACGCCTTCGGCGTTAAGGATTCGTTTAATACAGATAAGGATTTTTTAAAAAAAACAGTTACAAAAGAAACGAACTGCGTAGGTGAGCTAATCATTGATATTACTGATAAAAAAGCTAAAATGCAGTAATTTTTTAAGAACTAGTTAACTAAATCAGAAGCATTTCAGTATTACTAATATATACTAAGATATACCAGTAATACCGAAACAAACAGGAATCAATCATGTTTCTCAAACCATCAAAAAAAACTAAAACATGTACCACGACTTTTGACGAAAGAGGTGATATGCTATACTTAGTCCAGAATATTTACGTCGGATAACAGAGGGCAGTGAACAGATTGCCGAAGAACTACATCAGTATATCGTCTCTGAGATTGTGTCAAGAATGATGGCAAGAATCGGCAGAGGTGAGGACTATATTCTAACTAATGCTGATGCGTGGAGAATCAGAACACTACAGGAATCTGGCGAACTGCTAGAGGACATTCTGGCAGAACTATCCAAATACACCAAACGCGAACAGCAAGAACTTCTTGAAGCGTTTGAAGATTCCGGAATTACTGCTCTCGATTATGATGATAAGGTATACAAGGCGGCAGGATTAAGCCCTGTGCCGCTCGAGCAGTCCCCAGCAATGATAAGACTCATGGAGCGAAATATGCTTGCGACTATGGGAGAGTGGAAGAACTTCACAAGGACAACTGCAAATGCGGCTCAGGCGTTGTATATCAACCAGTGTGACCTTGCATACAATCATGTGATGACTGGGGCAGTTGGATATACGCAAGCGATTAGAGAAGCAGTTAACAATGTTGTAAGCAATGGCGTTACGGTAACATATCCATCTGGCAGAAAAGACACGATTGAAACAGCAGTTGCACGTTCTGTCAGAACTGGCGTGGCACAGGCTACGGGAGATATATCTCTCAAACGCATGGAAGAAATGGACTGGGATTTAGTTCTGGTCAGTGCACACATAGGAGCCAGAACAGGTGACGGCGGCGAGAATCCGGGAAATCACTCGTTTTGGCAAGGCAAGATATACTCTCGTTCTGGCAAGAGTAAGAAATTTCCACCATTCTCATTGACTGGATATGGAACGGCAAGCGGACTGTCAGGAGTTAACTGTCGGCATAGCTTTGGAGCAAGTGACGGGGAATTTAATCCTTATGCAGAACTATCAGCACAGGATAAAGCCGACAAAGGTAAACAGTACGAAAAGGAACAGCGACAACGTACTTACGAGCGAAGAATCCGCAAGACGAAACGTGAAGTCCTTGGAATGCAATCGGCGGTTGATAACTGCAAGGATGAACAGGCAAAATTCGCATTACAGCAAGATCTTGACCGGAAGTCTTATCTTTTGCAGAAACAAAATGCTACATACAAAGATTACTGCAAGCGGAACGACCTGAGAGAACTGCAAGACCGGCTCATGATCGCTAAGTGGAACCGCCAGAACGCCGCAAAAGCCAGAAGGGCAGCAAAAAGATATAAAACAGCAAAGGGGATTGACTGATGGACAGATGGGAATATTACAATCCGAATCCTGCTGGGAATCGAGTCGGAGATTGCGTTGTCCGGGCAATATGCAAAGCAACTGGCTTCGACTGGGAAACGGTATTCGCCGGATTAATGATACAGGCATGCGCTCTGTCAGATATGCCATCAGCTAATTACGTTTGGGGAGCGTACCTCTACAAACATGGGTACAGACGCAAACTGATTGAACAATCAGAGCGATATATCTATACAGTCAACGACTTTTGCACAGATCATCCAACAGGTACATACATCCTCTGCATAGATGGTCATGTGGTGACAGTACAAGATGGCGAATATTTCGATACATGGGATTCCGGAAATGAAGTCCCGGTATATTACTGGGAAAAGGAGTAGCTAAATGGGCATATCAGAATTTGTACAGATTTTTCTCTCTATCTGCGGAGGGGTGTCTATTGTCGGAGGGGCGGCAGCCGTAATTTTTAAGTGGATTACACCGGCATTTCGACTCAACAAGCGAGTAGAGACACTGGAAGAACATGATAGACGAGATTATGAAAGCCTTCGGAGAATCGCAGAACGAGATTCATTAATTCTGGAAGTGTTATCAACCA